CAAAAGTTGGGGTAGGTCAAATTAACAAAATTGTCGGCACACTACGTGCAAGAGATTTAGAGAGTATTAAAAAGAACATTGAACAGAGATTAGCTGCTTTAGCTGCAAAGCGTAATACAAAAGCCGGATCAGTATTACAAACTGTTACGCCAGACCCCAAAAATACGGCAGCTGCTGACCCCAAAAATACGGCAGCTGCTGATCAGAATGCTTCTGCTTCTGAGAGCGTTATTAAGGAATATTACATTATCAATAACAAACACTTTCGTAAGTAAGTGTTAGATGAGTGTAGACTCGATACAGCAATCAATTCTTAACAAAAACAGGAAAGACAAGTTTCTACTTGTCTTAAACTTGCCGCCTATACTCAAATCCGTTAACAAGTCTACGCTTGTTGAGCGCTCGGTTAAATTTCTTAGTTTAGATCAATTACAGTATTCTATATACGGTACTGTAGTTCCAGAAACAGCTGTACCTGAAGTAGATCTAGTATATTCAGGGCAAACAGCTAAATTTACAAGTTATACAAAATCTCCTTATAAATCCATTACTGTAAATTTTACAGTAGACAATGAATTTAATAATTGGTGGGTATTGTGGTATTGGTTGAATGTATTAAACGACAGTAAAGAAAGCACATACAACTATAACGGCTTAGTATCTCCTGACAAGTTTATAAATTTAAATAACTACCAAACAAATATTTCAGTGTATGGGTTGGATGAGTATAACAATAAAAAAATACAGTGGGATTATATAAAGGCCTTTATAACGAATTTAGGAGAAATAACATATAATTATAGAGACGGTGAACAGATTGAATCCTCTTTTACGTTTGCGTTCAGCCAGTTAAATACTCAATTACTTTAATAAAGACTAGGTTTTAGTGTTAAAATATCATAAATAATAGTAGAAAACTTTACTATTATGGCATCTACACGCACTATACAATCACCGGGCGTAGAAATTCGAGAAATCGATCTATCTACAAGAGCAATAGCACCAGTCGGAACTAACGTATTAGTTACCGGTTTTGCTCCACAGGGCCCAACATACGAAGTTGTTGAGCTTGCTTCTTTAAGCGATTTCCAAAACGTGTTCGGTACTCCAACAAATGCAGCAGAACGTTATTTTTATTATTCAGTAAGTCAACTTTTTAATGCTGGTGGTAATCCAACAATTAAAGCAATTCGTTTACCTTACGGCGCAAATGCTGGTGAAGGTACATCAAGTACATATAGTGCATTAGTTTACCCGGTTTTACCGATACCCTCCGTTTCATATGCAAGCGCTTCAGCTACATGGTCAACAGGTCTATATCCTCTATCGGGTGCAGCAGGTTATTATTTCGGACAACCCGCTCTTATATCGTTAACAACAGATCAATATAATGCTATCAATCAAGGCGGTATTAACTGGTCTACAACTGGTGGTAACACAGCAGGTTTAAGTGCATTTACAGTACAAGGTGCAGGCGCTGTAAACAGTCTTAGTAGTGCAGGTATTATTGTAGTTAACACAGCAAAAACTACAATTGATGAAAATTTTCAAGGTTATTATGTAAACATCGGCGATTCTTTCAGCAATAACCCAACAACACCATACGATGATGCTATTAAGGTGTATTCAGTTGGGGCAAGTTACTTCGTTAATAACCAAGCAGCAGATGTTTCGTCTTATACCATTGTACCACCATCCCGTATTGGTTTTACAGTATCAGCTGCATATTCAGCTAATATTCAAAGTCTATCTCAAGATATTGAAAACATTCCAACATATAATATTGCAGCTTCTGGATATGGCGATAGTGCAATTATTTCGTTGTTTAAATTACGCCCCTCTCCGTTCTCGCAAAATACTACACAACTACAATACGTATTACAAGAAGGTTATGCTGGTTCATTCTATGTTAACCGTACAATACAAGATGTAAACGGTGGTGTGCCAAAGTCTAGTTTCTTGCAGACAACTATTAATAATGCTTCAAATAATATTGAAGTGTTTATTAATCCTAATATTTCTAATACATTAGGTTGGTTAGACGTAAACGGTAATTCGACAAAACAAATAAGAGTATTTAAAGCAACAACATTAACTGACACCTCAGACTCATTTAATTCTACAGCTCTTCCTTTCCTTACAAACATAAACACTACAGAATTCTTAGCTGCTAATAACCTTTATGCGTTGGGTACATATTCTAACGCTTTACCGCTTAATGGTGCTAAAGAAATTGGTGTTGTCAGTCAAAAACTTACATATGCTCTTAATGCTGCAGAAAATACAGATGTAATAGATATTGACATTACACTCGATGCAGGTCTATCTACCATTGCTGCAGTGCAAAATGTAGCAGGTGCTAGCACACAATATGATGATACAGCAGTATCTACCGCTCTGTTAAGTTACGTGCAGGCACTCAGTGCTTCTGATGGTACTGTAGTAAGTAACGATTTAGTAACAGGCTGGCAAACAATTACAAACTTATTTGTCGAGTTTGCAAGTCAACGCCGTAAAGATCATTATTTTATCTCTGATCCAATACGTCATATTTTTGTTACTGGTCAAAATTATAAGACACTCAGCAACAAACAATACAACTTCTCGCAAAACATTTACTGGCCACTACGTAACCTTTACGGTACCATTAATACAAGTTATGCTACAACGTATGGTAACTGGGTAATGGCGCAAGATATATTTACTTCCCAAAGTGTTTGGTTACCGTTTTCCGGTTTTGCTGCAGCAATGACTACAGCAAGCGATGCAAACAATTACGTCTGGACAGCTCCTGCAGGGTTAAACCGCGGTATCATTACCGGTGTAAGTGATATTGCAATTAACCCGCAGCAAAAACAACGTGACTTGCTTTATAAAGTATCTATTAACCCTGTAGTGTATTTCCCTAATGAGGGGTTTACAGTATTTGGTCAAAAGACCTTGTTAAAAGCACCAAGTGCATTTGATCGTATTAACGTACGTCGCTTGTTCCTTTATTTAGAAAAAGCTACAAACCAAACGATGAAGTTCTTTATATTTGAACCAAATACTACTTTCACGCAAAGTAGAGTAGTCAATACATTGACACCATTGTTTGAACTAGCTCGTAACACACAGGGATTATACGATTACTTGCTAGTGTGTAATGCAACAAACAACACACCCGCTGTTGTTGATGATAACACGTTGGTAGTAGACATTTATATTAAGCCTGTTAGAACAGCTGAGTTTATCTTAGTAAACTTCTACGCAACTAAGACATCTCAAGACTTTACCGAGCTTCTATAATAATATCTTTTAGTAAAACATTAAATAAAGACAGCGTTTAACCATAAATATTGTTACATATGTCTCAGACTATACAGGATTTCTATCGCGTAGCACAAGAGCGCGGATTTGCACGGGATTTCATGATGCGTGTTCGTTCTCTTGGGCAAGATACATTCACCGAAGATGATTTTGTTTATATTACAACAAAGCAACTTCCAGATCGGCAAATTTCTAATCAAAAAGTACCTTACATGGGACTAAACTTCAATGTACCGGGTACTGTTGACTATACTGGTTCGGATAGTTGGGAAGTAAAGTTTTACAACGATCTTAAAGGTGTAATTCGTAAGAAACTTGAAGATTGGCAAATTAATGGTGTATTTAATGACGCTACAAGTACTGGCGATCTTTCATTACGTGGTACAGACAAAGTCATTCAACTTGACTTAATTGATGAAAACCAGAATGTACTTAACACATATAAGCTTTACGGTGTGTATATTGTAAACTTAGGTGCGGTTACTGGTTACGACAATTCAGGTGCTGGTAAACCATTAGACTTCACAGCTAAATTAGCTTACCAATACTGGAGACACGTTAATTAATATAAAGTTTTAATTCAAAGCCCTGTTAAAAGCAGGGCTTTTTTTATGTACATACATTAAGTATTATAAATGGATAGAGGTATAACAGACTTTTACAAAACAGCAACAAGCCGCGGATTTGCACGTACTAATCTGTTTAGGATTAATTCTATATCAAGAAGTAGTGAAGATATATACAGGCCAGATGGTGGTACACCTGGTACAAAAAAAGGTGATAATCTGTTTTTATATGCGCAAAATGGCACAATACCCTCACGTACTATATCTACTACTTCAGTAGACTTTAAATCGTTTAAATACACAATACCAATGGTAGCCCAATACACGGAATCATCAAGCTGGGCAGTAACATTTTATTGTGATAGAGACTATATAATAAGAAACGTATTAGAAAAATGGTCGGTAGACACATTTGATGAACATACATCTTTGTCCAATAAACCAAATTGGTGGGATTGTAATATTGAGTTACATTTATTAAACAACTCTGGTCCAAACAAAGATACTACCTCTGTGTTGCGTAAATACAATTTAATAGGGGCATTTCTACAAAATGTGGGGGCTATTGAATATACAGCTGCAGCTGGTGGGGATATAGCCAAGGTACAAGCCACTATAGGCTATCAATACGTTACTTCTCAAGATTTATTACAATCTTAATTATAAGTATATTATATGTCAAACGTACAGGGGCAAACAATTAGAGACTTTTACAGTAATGCGTCAAGGTATGGTTTTGCGCGGGATTTTCAATTTAGAATTACAACGTTTGATGTTAATGGTGTTTCTTTAGAAGAAGACAATTTAATATTTTTAAAAACAGCTAATTTACCAAGCAAAACAATTAGTACTACAGCTGCTCCATTTATGGGGTTAGATTTTCAAGTACCGGGCACCGTAAAATTCGAAGGCAACAACGCATGGAACGTTACATTTTACTGTACACAAAACTACATGCTAAGAAACTTTTTAGAAAACTCTATGTCCAGTACGTTTAATGAAAGAGACTCAACTGGAAGTATGGAGCCAAAAGATTTAAATGAAAATAAAATCGTTCTTTCGTTATTTGATGATCAATTAAATATAGTAAGGCGTTACACACTATTAGGGGCATTCATTACTAAAGTGGACGAAATAGCATATGATTTAACTAAATCTGGTGGTATAGTTGAAGTAAAAGCTACTATCGCATATCAATACTGGGAAACAGGCCCAGATATAGGAATAGCTTCCGGTTTAGGTTTAGACTTAGGTGGTGGGGTGGGTGGGTTAATTGGTAGTGTAGTTGGACAAATTGGTAGTAATGTTGCTAATAAACTAGTTAACAAAACCATTAATAAGTTATTAGGAGGTAAGTAATGTCCTTTTTAATTGGGCCAAAAGCTAATGCACAAAACGCTGGCTCTGAGGTCAATACGTTTATAAATTTTTTAAGTAACTCGAATACACAAATTCCGGTTGAGTCAAATTTTCTTATAAGTTTTGAATTACCTAAAGCATTAACAACAAATGTGTGGACAGATAGTGTAATAGACGCAGGATCCAGCCCATGGGACACGTACGAAAATAATTGGGACGTAAATACATCTCTTAAAGCATTAAACGAAGAACTAAAAAAACAAAAACAAGGTGTGTATGGTGGTCAGGTATGCTTATTCGCTCAAGGTATCGATGTACCTGGTGAATCGGTTGGACAAAATAGAGTATCTACACTCGAAGGACCAAGTGGTGGGTTATTAAGCGGGGTTGTTAGTACCGATCGTAAACAATATGACCCTTTAAAAATAGGGTTCTTAGAAACCAACAAATCGTTTATTGACTTTGTTTTGCGTCCGTGGGTAACACTTGTTGGTCATTACGGTTTAATAACCCGAGACAAAACATCTACTCAAAACATTAAAACAGATATAACTGTAGTGCATTACGATAAAAACGACAGTAAAACTAATGCGGGTATTAGAAGAATATTTGAATTTAAAGGGTGTGCACCTATTTCTGTTGCAGAAGCATCTTATACCTATGGTAAAGCCGAAATAAGAGTGTCTCCAGCAACTTTTGTATATAACCAGTATAGAGTTTCATACACACACGGGCAAGCTTAAAGATTTTTCTTACATCTGGTATAAGTCATTATTATGGCATTTACGTATGGAGTTAAGCTACCTGGATTTAATAACAAAAAAATACAGGTAGGAGAGATTACATCCAAGTTGTATAAGGACCTGGTTAAATCCCTCTATAATAATGATAGTACAGAGTTTGTATATCATTTAAACCAGTTAATTGAACACGCTTCTCCCGGGATATTACAGGGTGGCCTTAATGCTGTAGACAAGATTATATTATTACTTCAAATACGCTCTATTTGTATTAGTCCAGACCTCAAGCTTAAAGCAACGTGTGTAGAAACTAAAAAACAATTTGAATGTAATATCCGTATTGAAGATATGGTGTTTAAATTAGAAAGTGCTATATATAATAAAACTATATTACAGGAAAACGTTACAATTAAACATAGTATAGTTAAAGCTATAGATGAAATACATTTTATCAACCTAGAGCCAGAAAAAGCTTTTAGTTATCAATTAGCTTCCAGTATCGACGAATTAATAGCTGGAGGAAAAACTATTGAATTTAAGAACATATCATTTGAAGAAAGGGTTAAAATAGTTGATGCTTTACCATTAACATTAACCACTAAAGTATTTGATTCGTTGTCATTAACCGAAGCAGAAATTTCTAAAACAAAACTGTTAGTAGTGCCCTCTCCTTACAGTAAAACGCCTGTAGTCGATTTACCGGTGTCTACTAACACTACAGTATTACTTGAATTCTGTAAATTAATTTTTAATGATGATTTAATTAATTTGTACAAAATTAATTTAAATCTTATTAGTAAAGCAAATTTTACACCGGATTATGCAGACTCAATTACTCCTGCTGAACAATTATTATATTGGAATCTTTACGTGCAACAGGTTCAAGAAGAGGTATCTGCAAACACACCTAAACAAGGCAACAACACTCCAAGTTTCGGGCAAGGTATACCTAATGAATTCGGTTGATAAACAATATTACAACCATAAGTCATAGTATGAGTAACAATTTTAATGATATACTATCAGTATTGGATACAATTAATAAAGAGGTAGTATTGCCTGTATTTATACCAAGCTTACAAAAAAACGTAAATTTTAAAACAATTAATACCGGACAGCAAAAGAGTATATTAAAAGCAGCAGTAGACAATCCTGTTTTTCAAACTCGTTTTACAATCGCGTTTTACAATTTAATTCAAGAAAACTGTATAGAGACAGACATCGTACCGTTATTAACTACTATTGATGCAGCAGCAATTGCCGTACAATTACGAGTGCTATCTTCCGGGGTAGATTACACACTACAACAGAACTCAAATAAGTATAAAGTCAACTTACAAACAATTGTAGATAAAATTAAAATGGTTTCTATACCGGATGGAAGCACGGTTAGTAGTAGTAATTTTACTATTAAAGTGGGGCCACCTTTAATTTCTGAGCACTACAATATAGAAAAACAATTAAGAGAAAAAAACATTAACGACCAGCAACTATTAAATTCTCAAATTACTGATACTATTGGGGATGCATTTGTGGGAGAAATATCGAAATTTGTTAAAGACATTTCAATAACACATGATAATCAAACACAAAGTGTGAACTATGCTTCTCTTCCTTTCTCTAAGCGTCACGCTTTGCTTGAAAAGATGCCTAATAGTGCAATACAAGGCGTGTTAAAGTACATGGAGAAATACGTTACAGAACAAAAGGATTTATTAACTGTTACAGGTAAAAACACTGACACTGGCGAGTTAAACAATGATTTGGTCTTATTAGTGGATAGTGTGTTGTTTATTGTAAGTTAATACTGTCTTACTGTTCTGCACCTAAGTAATTAGGTATATGGCAGATCAAACCAGCGATCCAGGATTTATTTCATCTTTAATGGCTACATTAAAGCCTAAAGATAATGGATCAATACCGCAAAAATGGTTAGACGGTATGCTGGCTAATTCTAATAGTAATAATGCACAACTAAATGAACTTATTACAATTATAAATGGCAGTAATAAATCTTTCTATACTCAAAGTATATTACAGGTACGTACTTTAGAAAGTATATCTAAAGCTATTGGTCCATCGTTTAAGCAAACAATGATAGACTCATTTAAAGCTTACGATAAAGAACTTAAAAATTCTGACTCTGTTAAAGATCAAGATAAGAAATATAATGATCGTAAAGCTCAAAAAGATAAGGAAGAAACCGACAAAAATAAGAAATTAGTTACTGATTTGTCTAAACAATTATCTGAAAATATTTCAACAAGTGCTGTTGGTAAGGGGTCTGGAGAGCTTGAAGGTGAAGCAGCTGCAGCTGCTGCTCTTACTGAAATACAAGTACAACCGGTTAGTATTGCAGAAATTAACCCTGATGTACTTGAATCACTTAAAAAAGTATTTTCAACATCTATAGGTAATACTGCAATTGCACAAAGCACGGGTACAGTTGCAGATACCGGGGTCGGTAACAATATCATTTCCGCTTTAGGTAAAGGGTTAGGTGCTGGTATCGGGGCACTTGGAGAGGGGGTGGGTAAAGGTATTGGTGGTTTAGGTAAAGGGCTACAAACTTTTCTTACTTCATTAGGCACCGGGTTAGAAGGTTTGGCGCCTGGTTTAATGGTGCTAGCTGATCCATTTGTAGCAGCTGGTTTAGGGGTGCTTGTACTTGCTATAATTGGTTTAGCAGCTGCACTTAGAATAGCTACTCCTGCTATACAAGCTATAATACCGTTTTTTATAGCTGTTGCTAAAGTTATTGGTGATGTGTTTATACAAGCTATAAAACAAATAGCTCCTATAGTGCATGAACTTGTACCTCTTTTAATAAAAATTGCAGATGTTATTGGTAAAGTACTTATAGAGACTATAGATAAAATAGCACCTACAATATTAACACTTATAAGTGCAGTTGCAGATGTTATTAAAACAGGCTTTAATACTATTAAAGATATAGTATCTGGTATAGGGTCTGCTATAGCTTTACCTTTTAAAGTTATAGGTGACGCGGTTACAAATATTATTACCCGTACTACTGATAGTATTATATCTTTAAGCAATATTAGTGGAGCAAAATTAAGAGACACCGCTGGGGGTATTGCAGCAATTGCTGGTTCAATGGCACTGTTTGGTGGTGGTTCTCTTATAAGCGGAATCACCGGATTCTTTGGTGGGTTGCTTGGTGGTTCCAAACAATCTTCTCCTATAGATCAATTAATAGCTTTAAGCAAACAAACCAGTAATATAGATAATTTAACAAATGGAATTAATAAATTAAAAGAAGCTATGTCGTCGTTTGGAGATTTAAAAACTAATTTTGATCCGTTTAGTAAGTTTATTGATTCTGTTAATAGTGTTAATATGCTTAAGTTAGCAGCTGTTGCAACGGCTTTACATTTTTCTTTACCTACCAATGCAAATGCGTTACCGGGCGTACAAGGGCCATCCTCAATTATTAATGAATTTTCTAACACTACATTACCTACTTCATTAGCTTCAACCAGTCTTGCGTCTACTGAAGCTGCAAAATTGGGTAAAGTTACATTGTCTACAGAAGCTAAAGAAACAATGATGGAAACACCGTATTACAAAATACAGGAAGCACAAGTTAGACTAACTCACACAATGGTAAAAAAATTAGATGAATTAATTGCTACTCTCGAGCCGGTAGCAGCTGCAAGTACACAAAATATGGCAAATATATCTAACAGTACAAATAATACCACTACCTCTATAGTGAATGCAAACAATGCAAATATGCCAGGTAAAAATGATGGTAATAGTGCTGATAGAGATGTACCTTATATAGAACGTAGTAAGTATAGAAACACAATGATATACGCAAGAGGATTATTATAATATGGCTGGTGCATCTACATATACAACATCAGGTGATGGATCAAATTTTTTACCCCCAAGTTATAATGGGGTGTTGTTTAAATGGAACCAATCTCCTGATAAACTAGGGGCGCCTGAATTAACCTCCAATCAAGTTACCATCGATGTGTTTAATTTATTTCCATGGACAATATCGCCAATGGAAGCAAGACAACATATTCCTAAAGCTATTATAACAGAATACAGACAAACGCAATCAAGTGAACTAAGAGGTTATTTGTACAGTATACGAGGAACTGTTAGTAATTTGACTATAGCTAATAAGGTGGGGTCTACCGAGGCTATAGGTGGGGCATTTCAAGCTTTAGGTCAACAAGTTAAAACTGCATCTACTATTGCTGGTCAAGGAGAAGTGGGTACCGCCATTCAAACAGCTGCTAGCTTTGTAGTAGACAAGACTACAGGTGTTGCCACTTCAGTGTTAGATAGTGCTAAAAAGTTTGATTTTACTCCAAAAAGCCCGGGTGATTTTGCATCTGCAATGGACCCATATGCCGGTTTATATGCAGTTAAAACTACCGGTTTTATATATCATTTACCATATTATACATCCAGTAACATGATTGGTGTTAATAATAGCTGGGGTGGTCCGGGTACAAAGTTTGGAGAAGGAGTAGGTAAAATAGCAGGCGGTATTAGTAATTTCTATAGCGGTGTATTTGGTAAAACAAAAGCAGCTTCAAAAAATGCAACCGGGGAAGGTGAAAGCGGTAAAGATTTCGGCAAAGCATTAATGGCTCCTTTTGAAATAATAGGCGGGGCTACAGATGCTCTATTTGGAGCGACTGCTGGAGCGACTCAAAAAGAAGAACTCGTATCTTATCAAGGCTCCGGAGCCACGGAAGATGTAGAAATAACATTTCATCTTTACAACACAGATGACACAGGGGGAGTTGCTCAATTACAAAAAAATTGGGAGCTTTGTTATATACTAACGTATCAAAATTTACCAAACAGAAAAGGTATAAACTTTTTAGATGCCCCTTGTTTGTATAAAATAGAAATACCTGGTTACAAGCAAATCCCATTAGCGTATTTAAGTAATATTAGTATATCTAATATAGGTAATACAAGACTTGTAAACTTACAAAACGGTGAGGTTGTTGATGCAAACGGTGCTGGTCCATATGTAAAATTAATGCCAGAAGCTTATAAAATAACTCTTAAGTTTACCGGTGTGCTTAAAAACACGCGTAATTTATTCTTAGCCAATGCTGATCCAAATCAAAGAATAACCGTAACAACCACTAATCTTTCTGCAGCGTATTAAACATGAACCAAACACCACAATTACAAAGTGAAATCAGTAGCTTGCCTAATCTTGAAAGTTTTAGGTATGAAAACATTTTTAATGTGTATCAAAACGACAACAACAACTACTTTTATAATATTTTAGCTAAAACAAGTTTCCCTGCTGATCTTGAACAGGCTTATTATGATACATACACAGTACCATATGGAGATATGCCATACACTCTAATATCATATAAGTTATACGGTACTATACTTTTGTGGTGGTTAATTTGCTCAGTCAACAATGTTCAAAACCCTGTTTTTAGCCCACCAGCAGGTACAAAGTTAAAGTATTTAACCCCAGCATATGTAAGACTTGTTGTTTCTCAATTGCAAGACGTAAAATAAAATGGCTCAGCCAGCATCAACATCAAAGTTAAGAGTTAATGACCAGACATATGAATTCGGTGTAACTCTATTTAATGCAAAAGACACGTTTTTTGCTATTAATACTGCTGCTTTAGTAAAGCTTTGTATTGAAGAAGACAGTAGAGAGTGGTTTAAAAAAGGCTATTTAATTGTTAACAATAAAGAGAATATAATTGAGCGTAGACCTAATGAGTTTATTTCAGCTGCTGCAAATTATAAATTCCGTAATGATGGTAGAGATTTAATTTTAATTAATATTAAACCAATATATGATGGTGCATCTGATAGTATTGAAACTGATGCGTTTCCATCTGGGGGGTGGGAGTTGAGCTACACATTTTCTATTTATGATGTAGAAGACATACCCGGTAGTAAACCAGATCAAAAAAATATAAAACTTTACTTTTGGGAATTTGATTATCAGTTATTTGCAGAATCTTCCTCAACAGGGTGGAGTACAAACAAAGCACTATATAGTCTATACCCAAATTTAAACGGCAAATCGAGTATACTTTCAGATGATCAACGTAAAGTACCGACAGGTGAAGCATTAAAGAGTTTAATACAAAACGTATTAAATGTAAGAAGTGGTACACAAAAATTTAATCAATTTTGGGACCCTGGTGCGAGCAAAATATTTTATACACCACCTACAAACTTTACTTCAATAGATGATTTAGACTATTTATTTAATAAACATGTAGCTAGTAAAAAGTATGGTCAAATAGACGGCGATGTACCATTATTATATAGAGATCGCTACTCTAAAGAATGGACACTTACTTCATTTGCAAATGAAATGTCTTTAGCGGTAGTAGGTAAGGCAGCAGGTCCATGGCAAATGGAGCAATTTTATTTAACATCTTCCACGTCTACAGGTGTAATAATACCATCGTTATTAAAAACACCTCAAACACAGGAGTCATATCTTAATATGAATTTTGGTGGTAAGAGCTCTGTCAACAATTATCAATTTGTTGATATGTCTGCACTTGATAATGCATTTGTGCTGGTCAACACCCCGTGTGCAAGTAACAATATTAAAGATAAACAGTTTAACTTAGAATATGTAGATAATACTGTTGATAATATAAAAACCTACTTTCAAGATAATTATATACAGAAGTTTTCAAACAATAAAGCACCAACAGCTTTATTGTCATTAAATAAAACCAAAACACAAAACGTTTCATTTAGACAGCCTTATTCTTATAATAGCACTAAACTTGAAAGATACCCAGATGCAAGAAACTCTATTCTTAAAGCGGGTTTATTTTTAAATCAGTGCTTACATTTTACTGTACCAGGAACTACATTACGTAAATGCAATCGTTTTATTGGTCTTGATCGTTTAATAGGTGCAATAGATGCAGACTTCGATGAAAAGTTTTTAGGTCAGTGGTATTTAGTAAAGGTTGAACACGTGTTTACTCAAAACAATTATATCAATAATATTACAGCAGTAAAACCATTTGCGGATAAAAATACACGTATTGCAGATGATGTGCTGTAACATTAATGTTACATGGATAAGTAATAACAATGGCTACATACGTCAGAACCTACGATTTATACAATACTAACTTTTATTGGAAAGGTTATAGTGTTACCGGTTTTGAAGCCCAACTTGGTGTGGCTAAAGCGTACTACACTACTCAGTATTCATCCAATCCGATTGGCTCCCAAATTGATTTTTTTACATTACTGACTGGTGCTTCTGCTAATAACTCAGTACTTAATTTAAGCGGTGCCACCATAACTAATTTACCGTATTTTTGGAGCAAATATTGGTGGGATGAAGCAATGTATTACACCAATAGTTTAGTGTTAAGCGCTATATCGAGTTCTCAACCACTATACTATCAACCATTATCTGATTCAGTAGGTAGTTTGGTGTATATATCCTACATGAACAATCAAAGTAATAATAACAGTGTTCCTTATAATGTTGTTATAGAGCGTTTGTTACCTGCAGGTATATCCACTACAATAAAGAACTTTTATAAGACTGCAAATTCACTTTTTGTTGCTAATACATCCAATATTGGGCCTAACGGTACAGATACAAGTCCAAATAACAGCAATCTAATAATGGCAGATACCGATTTAACCCGTGTTATAAATAATAATAGTATTCTTATTGCAAAGGTTAATGGTTTGTATCCAAATATAAATAAGTTTTTACCTTTTAATAGCACAATAATAGGTAATTTATTAGTACCACCATCTTGGTTTACACAAATAGAATACGAAGATACAACTGCTATAGGGGATACAAACATAACAGTGGACCTAACTAACACCACAACAAGTAACCAGGTACAACTTACAATGGCTGCAATAACAGTATGAAAAATTACCCATCAATTTATCTCGGCGTAGTAGTAGCTAACAATGACCCAGAATACCGTGGTCGGGTTAAGGTGTGGGTACCTCATGTTAATGCAAGTGTGTACAACAAGTGGGGTGCGCTTAAACAAGATCGTAATTTTAAGTTTCCAGGTCTTAATATAAATTCAGATTTAAGTTTAATTATAAACGACCTTAGGGACAGTTTACCGTGGGCAGATTACTGCGCACCAGTAGCCGGTGAAAGTTCGTCTGGTACTTATAATGCATATGCAGATGCTGGTACAGTATCAGATGCAGCGTATCCATACAGTCTTTCGGGTACTAATTTTTCTAATTCATACACTCAATATAGTTTAAATCAAGAACGTATAGGTGAAAAGCCCGGGTTTGTATATGAAAAGTATGCTACTAAATTAACAGATGCTTTTACAGATACAGTAGCTAATAATACCAATAATGTTAACCCTACCGGCGGGCAATATAGACCATCCACTTATTCAAATGCTGCTAAAGGCGTATTTGCGGTACCTAATGTGGGGGCTCACGTTTGGGTGTTCTTTAGAGACGGTATTCCTACATACCCAGTGTACATGGGAGCATCATTAGGTCAGAAAGATTTTCAGAGTATTTTTGGTGCAGACGACGGCACTTATCAAGATTACCCACAAACGTTTGAAAGTGAAGGTAAGTCAGTTAGAAATGTAAACGATGTTAATACTGAAACATACCGCAACAAAATGGTTATTAATCAACGTGGTGCTGCTTTAGAAATTATTAACACAACAGATAGAGAGCGGTTTAAAATTACTCATTTTGCGGGTGGGTTTTTAGAACTTAATAACAAATACAATTCTTTATTTAGTCCTAAAAATTTACAATTATTAACACTAAGAGACAAGTTTGAAACTATTAATGGACATAATAATTTATGGGTAGGTAGAGACTTTGATAATATTGTACAAGGAGACTACTACATAAAAACTGGTTCTTTAAATTTAGGTGCAATGAACACTTGGATGAGTGAATATACAGCTATAGCTAATCTTTTAGCTTTACCCGAGGGGGTTGGGAATAAAGACTCTTTAGCAAGCACTATAAATTCTCAAGCTTATGGACTTGCACAAGCAGAAGCCGCGCTTGGTTTTGGCGGTAATTTTATTGAAACTGTAACTAAACATAAACTTGTTAATGTGGGATTAGTATTTAATGGTTTTGCTAGCACCCGTTATAACAAAACGGCTAAAACAATTACAGAGTATTATAACAATACCGGTAAAGTCACCACCACAATACCAGCAATTGAATACACACATATAGATGATATGCCAGGTGGCAATTATACCGTGTCAGCTGGTAACCGTTATAACTTATTAGTAGGGTCAGGCGGTATAGATATTAAGACTACTGGTCCGATTAATATGGGTGGTACTATAGTAGCGTTGGCTGGTAAGCAAGTTAATATTGCCTCTTCTGATGATACTAATATCGATGGTGGTACTAATTTATCTATTATATCTAATATAATGTCTTTAAGAACGCGTAACCGTCAACAAGTAGTTATTGATGATAATTTAGGTATAAGTCAAAACGTAATTATTGGTGGTGGGGCTTATGTTAAAGGGGAAACATATTTACAGCACGTTACTGCTCCTGTAGAATTTCAAGTTACAGAGTCAACAACAATTACTGATACTGCTGCCCAAATTAGTAAATCTGGTGGTGGTGTAATAAATAGTGGTGACACAGTTACAATTGTAATTAATCAAGCTCATACTCATTATTTTAAAAACTTACCATTACAGCTTGTTGCAGATTCTACTACATTAAACACTCAAGCTGCTGCGGTTAATGGACCAAATACAGCAGTTGCGGCAAACAGTCCAACTACTCACCACAACACTGCAGGCTCGATAACAACACCAATTAACGGTCCAGCTTAAGTTGAATAATTACGGTATTATAATATAATAATACTAAATGTACGACTATCTTATAGTAGGATCAGGCTTATATGGTTCCGTATTTGCACATGAAGCAACTAAAGCAGGTAAAACTTGCTTAGTACTTGAAAAGAAAGAACATATAGGTGGTAACATATATACTAAAAATGTAGGCGGTATAAATGTACATGAGTATGGCCCACATATATTTCACACGTCTAATAGAAAGATATGGGATTATGTTAATCAGTTTGCAACGTTTAATAATTTCGTTAACAGACCTAAAGTAAGCTATAAAAATAAATTATATTCGTTTCCGATTAACTTGTTAACGTTATATCAGTTGTGGGATGTTAAAACACCAGAACAAGCTACAGAGAAACTTCTCGCAAATAAGGTAAAAATAGATAATCCACAGAACCTGGAAGAGTGGTGTTTAAGTGAAATAGGTACTGAGTTATATGAAACGTTTATTAAGGGGTACACTCAAAAGCAATGGAAAGCTGATCCTAAAGAGCTACCAACGTTCATTATTAAACGTATACCAATTAGAACCAACTTTGATGATAATTATTATTTTGATACATATCAAGGTATTCCAATTGGTGGGTATACTCAAATTATAGAAAAAATGCTTTCTGGTGTTGAAGTAAAGCTCAATACAGATTATTTAGCGGATAAAGATAACTGGGATAGAATAGCTAAAAAAATACTATATACTGGCCCTATTGATGCTTATTTTAATTATCAATTTGGAGACTTAGACTACAGGACAACAAGTTTTGAACATGAAATGGTTCCTGTTAAAGACTATCAAGGCAATGCATTAATTAACTATACAGATGTAGATGTACCTTACACACGGGTTATTGAACATAAACATTTTGACCAGGTTAACGTGTCTCACACGTTAATCACAAGAGAGTATCCAGAAGTGTGGAAACGCGGATTAACACCATATTATCCGATTAACAATGAAAAGAATACTAAAATATATAATCAATATAAAGAGCTTACTAAAGAACTTTCAAATGTGCTGTTCGGTGGAAGGCTTGCTGAATACAAATACTATGATATGCACCAGGTTATAGCATCAGCTTTGTATGATTTTGAGAAAGAAAACACTGGCAGTCTTAACCCACTTAAATAATTAACTTTATGGCTAAAACACAAACTTCTAAATCTTCAAAAAAGAAAATGCAAAAGACAAAGCCTCGCATCTTTGTGCAATTTGCTTCGTATAGAGACCCGCAACTTATTCCAACTATTGAAGATATGTTAGCCAAAGCAGCTAATCCAGAGCAGTTTGTTTTTGGTATTTGTTGGCAGCATGGTCCAGATGAAAACCCAGATGTATTTGATGGGGATCCAAAATACAGAGTCATTAAACGCCCATATACAGAAAGTGAAGGATTAGGTTGGGCTCGAGCATTAACTAATACTTTATATGACGGTGAAGAATTAACATTACAGTTAGATTCCCATCACCGCTTTGCACAGGATTGGGATAAAATGATGTTAGAAGATTACGAACAGGCATTAACAATGTCTAAGAAACCAATTATTTCTACATATTGTACACCATTTAATCCTGATCAACCAATTACAGATTTTGGTCCGTGTTTAATGTCTCAATATGAATTTAGTTCGGATAAATTGCTCATGAGTATGCCATGGTATATACAGGATCACAAAACACGCACAAAGGTTATTAAAGCACGTACTATTAGTGGGCATTTCTTTTTAGTAAGTGGTAATTTTATTAAAGAAGTACCTTACGATCCTGACATCTATTTTGGTGGTTATACAGAAGAAACAACTATGAGTGTTAGAGCTTGGACTCGTGGTTATGATTTCTTTAGTCCTTACCGTCAATATATTTGGCACGAATATACGCGTAATTACCGTGTTAAGCACTGGGATGATCATGGTACTGAAAAACATACCGGTAAAACATCCGGCGAAAGAGATATTTATGCACGAAACAAGACCCGTCAAATATTTCAACAAGAAGACCATGGTATCGAGCTTGGCGTGTTTGGTTTAGGAGATGTACGTTCTTTAAGAGAATACGAAGAATATGGTGGTTTTGATTTTAAAAATTGCCGTATACAAGACTTTACACTTAAAGTAAACGAGCCACCTAATCCATCAAACTATGAAGAGCAATTCATTAGTAAAGATTTTAATATTAATTGTAGCTGGGATACAGAGTTCTTTACTAAACAATTACCTGAAAACGATTCTGTGTCGTTCGTAACATTTGGTATAGAAACTCAAAGCGGTGTAAGTTTATATCGTAACGATTTTACAGCTGAAAACAGTCTCGAATATACTAAATTCAAAATTAATACACATACAGCAAAGTTTCGAAGTATAGATAAGCCTTATAAAATAGTAATGTATGCTATGTTTAAAGAAAAAGGTTGGAGTGAAAGATATGAAAAAAACATATGAGAATAGCATTTATCTTAATTGGCAATAGTAGAAGAAGTAACTATTTAGACGGAGATACCCTACGCTATGGTAGTGGGGGTGGTTCTGGTACTGATACAAGTACTATAGTTGTTGCAGAACAACTAGCAGCTGCTGGATATGAAGTAGTAGTTACTTCTGATAAACTTGAACCCGCCTTGGAAACTCATTATGCAGAACACGGTATATACTTTAACCCAGGTAAAAATGTAAGAGGTGTATACTATACCAATCAAGAGTTTGAAAATATTGTCAATAGAGACTTTGACATAGTTATCAGTAGTTTATGGTTTCAAGACTATAAAAAATTACCTATAAAAGTAACTAAAGCGCTTATATACTGGTGTCATATGCAATGGATATATGGCATCGATGAGATAATAAATTATGCTAGAGACAATAGTTTAAAGTTAGGGTTTGTTAATATTTCTCCCTGGGAAAAACTACAAAACGACAACACTATTAACCACGCTAAAGATCATTACTCTAACACCACATCCACACTAATACCTAATCCGGTAATGGATGATATTATTAATGAAGTATTAGATAGTAAACCTGTAAGAAAACCTCATAACTTTGTGTTTCATGCAGCTTGGCCACGTGGAGGAGACGTAGCTATTGAAGCTATAAGGCAGTTAAACATGACCGACAAAGAACTCCATGCATTTGATTATTTAATGGTAATACATGACCATCAAGATAATTTCTTTTTTAAACACGATGGGGTTGATAAAAAAACCTTGTTTACACAAGTTGCCCAAAGTGAGTATTTCTTGTACCCACTATACACACCCTATAAAGACGTACATAAGGATACGTTCTCTTGTGTGGTAGCTGAAGCAATTGCTTTAGGTGCAATACCTATTACATACCCACTAGGTGCGTTACCTGATAATTTTGAAGGTTATTGTGCTTGGATTGATTTTCCAGAAGGTGTTGATCCAGTTGCTATGAACAAAGAGTCACTCTCAAAAGATGAAGAGGGTAAGTTTAAGAACAACATACAAAATATTATAAATAAAATTAATTATTTGGAAGCCAATCCACAAGTTAAAGAAGAGATACGTGCTAAAGGTAAGGATTATATACTGAGTCAATTTAACTCTAAAAAAGTGGGGCATATGTGGGTTGACTATATTAATCAGTTAATTACTTAAATGAAAATAAATGATTTTTTTGAAAAAGGGTATTACTTAAACCTTGATCGTAGAACTGATAGAAAAGTTGAATTCGAAGAAGAGGCAAGCACGCTCGGGCTTAAAGAATGGTTTGAGCGTTTTCCAGGTATAGACGGCGAAAGTGAGTCGTATGAATATGTTTTAAAGTCTCACGAACACCCTTACATAAAGAAAGCAGCTGCTAGTAGTGAGTCGTTTTATAATTTGTATAAAAAAGCTTCCGAAAGCGGTTATGAAAGAGTACTAATATGTGAAGATGATATGTTGTTTTATAACCATGAAGCAGAATCCGGTTTACAGCTTGTAGAGAAAGCATTAGATCAATTACAACAGTTTCCAGATTGGGACTTAGTGTATTTTGGTGGTCACGTGAAAGACAAGAAAGCTAAACAAGTATCGCCCAATCTTTTACGTGCAGATTGTATGATTACCGCACATGCTGTTGGTTATAATAAAAAATCGTTTGAAAAGCTATTAAAATATGTACCCAGACAGGACTGTATATATGATGAATGGCTTTCTGCACGTTCAGATATTATAAAATATTTAGTATACCCGATGGCTGTAGTACAACGGGCAGGTAAAAGTGATATTGATGCATGGGGGTATACCGCTAATATCGAAGACTGGAAACGATCATATTCAGCAATTAATATAGAGAAATGAAAATAAATGATTTTTTTGAAAAGGGTTACTATATTAACCTTGACCGTAGACCTGATAGAAGAGCTGAATTTGAAGCTGAAGTAAAAAAAGCGGGACTTGAAAATTTCTTTGAACGAGTGTGTGGTATTGATGGTATAAACGAACCAGCCGAATTAAAAAAGCATAACTACTGTGGTGCCACATTTGCAAAAATATTTAAAATGGCTGAAAAAGCTGGATACGAACGATTTGTTATATTTGAAGATGATATTCAATTTTATGATAGAGACGGTATAAGTGCTATTGAAATAGTAGAAAAAGCATTAGATCAAATACAACAGTTTCCAGACTGGCATATGCTGTATTTTGGTTGTTATACGTTCGGTAAGATCGTACCTCAGGTATCAGAAAATTTGTTAAAAACAAATGAAATATTAACAATGCATGCAGTTGGTTTTAATAAAACAGGTATGTACAAATTCTTACAATATGATCCGTTTTTTCATTGCCCTATCGATGGATGGCTAGGTGAACGGGAAGAGTTAAATAAATATATTGCATACCCTATAGCTATTATACAAAGAGAGAGTAAGAGTGATTTAGATGCGTGGGGATGGGCTCCAACACCTCGACACTGGGAAGAAAACTTTATTAAAGGTAAAATAGTAAAACAATTTTAAAAAATGAACCAAAAATTTACACTCTCTACTAATTATATAACATGCCACATGATTGGTCGTTTGGGTAATCAAATGTTTCAAATCGCTAATGCATACGCTCAAGCATTAAGACACAATAGACAGTTAGTTTTACCTAAATACGACACATCAGTAAGTGACTATTTTGATACAATACATAGAAAATTAGATTTTTTAATTGATAATGCACCTTCAGCAACACCTGAAATACATACAATCAATGCAACCTATCATTATACTGAATATAAACCACATGCTACACTACCAACCGTGTTTAGAGGTTATTTTGAAACAGAAAAATACTTTGAAGATAAGTCAGAAAACATTAAACAGTTATTCGGACCTACAGAACAATTTATAGAGAAGGCACTGCGGGGGTATCCTCAATTAAATAACGGTACAAATGCTGTTATAAATGTAAGAAGAGGTGATTTTTTGACCTTCCCTACCCGTCATCCAGTGGTAACTAAAGAGTATTTATACAAAGCAGTTGAAATGTTACCAAAAGTTGATACAATCTTTGTGGTAAGTGACGATTTAGACTGGTGTAAACAGAATTTAAGCTTTTCGAACACTGTTTTTGTTGATTACACTCGACATGAAGCATTATGGTTCTTGTCTTTGTGTCAGAATTTTGTAATTTCTAACTCAACCTTCACGTGGTGGGGGGCGTATCTATCAAAAAACCCCAGTAAGACTGTTATAGCCCCTGGAGTTTGGTTTGGACCTGACATTTTACAGGATGTAGACCCAAAAGATGTAGTGTGTAAAAGCTGGAAAATATGTCCTGCTATTTACGATCCAGCTGGATTTATACTTCCGGTTTGAATTTTAGGTTTTTTCTTTTCTGTAACCGGTTTTATAACCGGTTTTTCTTTTTTAAAGATTAAGTCCCAATTATTACCGTATTCTTCTTGGGAAATTGAGTAGGGACGTGGTTTTGAACCTTTACCTGACATATTAGCTCCTTGGTAAAATGTTATTTGTGGTTACAATTAAGATTGGTTCTTTAGTTTTAATACTAACGTTGTAAGGCTTAAAGAATTTATTACCAACATTAGCAATTGCTTGACCAATTGACGTTACCGGATACTTTTGACCTTTTTTAGATGCATTAAAATTATATGCGCCTTTTTTAATACATTCAACAACATCCCGAACGTCTTCATCTTCTGGCATTTGTACAACCCAACCAGTGAGATCTTTATTAATAACACTATTTGGGTCAGAAACAAGCATTACGAATTGTTTTTTTACCTTAGGCTCGTCTGAACCTTCCAGTTCTTCTGCCTTTTCTTCTGTCTTTTCTTCTGAATTAGCTGTTTCATCAACTCCTACAGTGTTAGCACTTAGAAGATCAAGGATTTCATCAATCTTTTCCTGATCTTCTATAGTTTTCTGTAAGGTAGAAATAACTAGTTGTAATTTAATATACTCTTCTTTACTCATACTGTTATGATAATATAAAAGTGTTATTTTTCAACTGTTTATTTTTTAAAATTGTTAAATAATCCTAAAGTATAAAACGCTTTTAACAAATACACTTAATTAAGCGTTTAATTATGGATTTCCCAATGTTTAACCAGTAATATCCAATAGTAAATGTAAAGTTACACATTGTACACGAGTATATTCTATAATTGGTATAAATATAGTTAAATCAACATGAAATTTCAAGCTTTAATGGAACAGTATGGTATGTTAAAACAGACTAAGAGGTTGTTTTACCCAAGAAATCTTAGTTTATCAGACAAGTTCACTAAAGCCCTCAGAGAAGAGCTTTTATTACAAGAAAAAGCAGGTATACCACCAGAAAAATTTGCTCATAAACTTAACAGAGCAATTATATTCTTGGTAGATGAACACAAAAAAAATCTCCCACCGAAGTAGGAGATTTAATTGTACAAGTTGAGTTATATTAGAACTTGAATTTGTAACCTGCGTTATAACCAGTAATCTGAGTATCTGAACTTGTTAAGGAGGTACGTTGTGCAAATAGATTTGCTGTAACACCGTGCCATTCAAGACCGATACCAGGTTGATAATACTTCTTAACGTTCTTAAGAGCGGCAATTGTAGCAGCTCCTGGATCGTTGAAGCCTAATACTAAGGCTGGAACAATCTTTAAACCGCCAACAGTATTGAGCGGTGCATTAACACCGAATTCAAAGTTGTTACTACGATTGTAAGTGTCGTTTAGTGCACGGCCTTCCCAGTTAAGGTGACCACCAAACCAGCTACCATTCAGTTTAACGAAAGGTAAGAAGTTATGGTTTGCGCTACCAGCAGCTTCAGTTGTATTGACGTGTCTCAACTCAGCACCGAGTGTTAAATCAGCAAGAGGGGACGTGAATTTATAGCCAGCATCGAGATAAACGCGCTTGAGGCCAGAAGCATCTGTTGATGTAACTGTTTTACCAGCTACAACGGATGCTGTGGTTGTGTCGCTGATTTTATCAAACGCTGTTACAGCAAGATCAATGCCGTAAAGATTTGTTTCAACGCCTGCTGTCGCGTAGTTAGTGCCAACTAAGACGCCTTGCTGGATCAACTTTGAAGTAAATCCGAGGTCTAAGTTACCGTTAACTGGTGCAGCTTTTGCAACGAGTGCGATTAATGCCAATGAGGTTAATGTTAATAGTTTCTTCATACTCTATATTTATATATTATTGCTAAAGTTAATCAACTTTTAATATATTTTTTTGTCGCGGGATTTTTATAAAAAGCTTGGGCCTTTTTGTCCCTGCTTGATTCTCATAATGTTACGTACTATTAGTTTAATATAAAAATATGTTGTTAGTTGTATTGATGGCCATAAAAGTTTATTACATTCCCCGATAATCTTACTTGAACCAATACGATACACTACATTTAGCTTTCTCCCTGTTTCGTGTTTAGCGTCCGTAATATCTACTACACTACCACTATAATTTTGATCTGACCAGTTATCTACAAGTATATCAGCATTTAACCTGTTTCCAGCGCCTTTTAATATACCTCTAATACTAACAACACTTTTACCTTTTACACTAAAAATTTGATTACCTGTACCATTTACGGAACTACCAAACACTCCTTCTACAACAGCTGTAGCATTATTATTAATATCAACAGAACATTCAGAACCTTGTTCAATCACTAAGCCTTCTAAAGTAATAATAGCATTATCAGCAATTTTAAGAATGCTTGCATATGAAGTAGGGTTGGGGGGTAGGAAGTCTTTACTATTGTCAGTAATCTTTAGTACTTGTTTAATGTCTGGGCTGCCGGCACTTAGTGACCAAGCACATGTGCCTTGTCCATCACATGCATATGAAAGGTAATTAATATCTATAGATGTAGATTTGCTCATACATGTAATTACATTGTAATGGTATTAAATCAAAAAAAGAACCCGGCTCAGATTGCTCCAAGCCGGGCATTGTTTACTGACTTAGAAGTGATTACGGTAAGGGTAAGAAATTGCTTCTATAAGCGCTTTCTTAAACCTTGGCCACTCACTTTTAATGAACTTACGTATACTGAAACCTATCTTATATTCCTCTCCTGCGAGACTAATAAGGCCGGCAACAAATACGTAAGAGGTTGTTATAACCATATACATATTGTAGTCTTTCTTGTT